AATCAAAGCCCTTAGAAAGCATTTAAACGGCTAAAAAACAATGAACTTCGGCTTAAAAGCATTATTGAACGGAAATCAAGAAAACTTCAGGAAGGGATATGACCTAATCTTCGGGGACAAAAAGAACAAAAAGAAACTAAAAGGGGCTTGGAAAGGGAACAGAAAGAACTATATTAAACCACAATTATATCAATCGGCGGGAAAAGAACAAAAAGAATTAAAAGAAGCAATAAAGAGTTAAAGACAAAGAGAGACAAGAGTAAAGAGATACATAGGAGGGTAGATAGATAGTTTTAAAAGGGTTTGGTTGCTAGTTAATATCACACATATATTCTAACCCAATCAACCAAATCAGCTAAAATCAAGACAAATAACACCAAATTAATCCTCAAGTAGGTATAATCCATTGTATAGGTACAACAAACCCTTATATTCATTGACTCTACACGAATAATACTCTTAATAACAATTATGCGAATCAGCAAATAGGCGACCCCCACCCCTCCGATTCACTTTCGTAATCATTATATATACCACCCATACAGAATTTTCTCAAAAAGACAAATATGGAATTCAAATTAGTAAAAGTAAAATGGGAAGATACTGAAGGAATTATATGCTGGAAAACCGTAAAAGAGGCGAAAAAATGGGCTGAAGAAAATAATAAAGCTTGTTATACAACAGGATGGCTCTTGGAGAAGAACAAAAAATACATCATTGTGGCGGCTACCAGAGATACCGATGACGAAGATATGGGATTTAACAACTTATCTCGTATTCCCATCTATAATGTTCAAAAAATCACAGAAATAAAATGCCCAGAGCAAAAATAGTAACCGAAAAAGCAACCAAAAAGATATTGAAGGGAATAATTGAGGGGAAAGATATGGATTCGGCTATGAAAGCCATAAAACTCCACAGGGAGATAGAACTGGAAGAACAAGCCCGAAAACAGACCCAGAGGGAAACAGTCACTGAAAGGATAGTTAATGACAAGAAATTGCAGGAAATTATCCAGTGGAGTCCGTATTGGGACTATAAAGCTAACCGAGAAAAGAGGCACGAAGCCCAGATTAAGGTTCTGGAATGCAAAGCCGATGAAATTGTCATCAATGCGGGAAGGCAAGGGGGAAAGACCGTAATAGCCGCCTATATCATTTTAAGAACTCTTTTGCAACAGAATCAGTCAATATGTCTTATTGCCCCGACTTATACCCTGACGGGGCGGGTAATGGACTATTTGAGGATTTGGATAGCCAAATACTTCAAAGGGGAGATGAAGGTTATAAATCGCCCATTTCCTACGATTACAACCAAATGGGGTTCGTATCTGGATGGAAAATCAGCCGAACAGCCCGACCAGATTTTAGGCAAGGGATATGATTTGATAGTCACTGATGAATGTGCCAGGGTTTCCGAAGATATATATTTAAAATACATAATGGAGGCGTCGGGAATAAAGATTGGCAAATATGTCTTTATTTCTACTCCAACAGGAAGGACTTGGTTTTGGAGAAAATGGCGGGAAGCAGACAAATTAGAAGGTGCTTTCCACTGGGAATCCTTAGATAGTCCTTATTTTTCAAAAAAGAAGTGGGAACAGGAGAAGAAAAGAATGCCTGAATTCGTTTTCAGACAGGAATATAGAGCCGAATTTATGGAAAACGCTACTGTTTTTCAGGGAATTGACGGCTGTATCAAAAAATATCCTTTTCCACAGAAATACAATCCTAAACACCTTTATATTTTAGGGATAGATTTGGCAAGATACGAGGATTTTACCTTCTTGACCGTAATGGACAGGATGACCAATCAATTAGTTGCCTGTCATCGCTTTCAAGGTGGTTGGGCTTTACAAAAAAAGAAGATTATATCCGTTATAGAGAAATATGGGAATTGTCCGATTTGGATAGATGCTACTTCAATAACAGTGGGAGATGCCTATGTTGAGGAACTGGAGAACGCTGGATATAGCGTTACGGGTTATAAAATCAATTCCAATGTCTCTAAAAGGGAATTAGTAGAAAAATTAGTAGTCGCTGTTCAAAACGGCTACATTAACATACCTAAAGAAGGAACAGATGAAAGCAATGAGTTAATAACTGAAATAAGGGCTTTTACTTATTCTTTAAGTCCATCGGGACTTATCCGTTATCATGCTCCGCAAGGAGAACACGATGATGGGGTTATATCACTTGCTCTTAGTTGTTTTGATTTAGACGATAAAGTTTTAAATGAAGTTAAAGAAGGAGAGGAATCTTTAAAGTATCCTATCCAAACTTTCTAAAAATATGGAATTAACATATACACCAACGAAGATAGAAGAAAAGATAATCCAAATAATGAAGGATGAAAAAACCGAATGGGAAGAAGGTCAAATTTGGGTTACGGACAAAGTCCACTACAAAATGAGGGACATTGTCCAAAAAGCCCGTAAGAACTACTTGGGCAAGTTTGATGTGGAAACAGATGAGGTTACGGGTAGGGAGAAATACTTTGTTCCTTTAACCGAAGATATGGTGGAAACAGTGGTAAAAAACATTGATTTAGACACCATTGATATAAATATCCGTTCAACAAATCCTAATGGATATGCCTCTTCTAATATCTTACGCTATTTAGTGAGTTATTTTATGAGGAAAAACTATTGGGGTGAGATATTAAACGAAATGCTCCGATTATTCTGTATTGACGGCACAGTTATCCTAAAAAATCTTAAGAATTACGATAAAAAACTCAATAGGCAGGTTATCAAATCAAGAATAGTAGATAGGACAAACTTTTCTATTGACCCATCAGAGGATAATATCCAAGAGGCAGGGGCAACTATTGAAAGAAATATACTCAAAAAATCGGAAATGGAGAAGTATCCTTGGAGAAACCTTGATTATGTCCAAGAAACTACTGCTTTTAGTCGTTTAGATATTTTGACTGGCAACGAAATAAAAACTCAAGTTCCCTATGTGGAAGTTTATGAAAGATGGGGTGAATTACCAATCGGTAAGGATGGAAAATGGATTCCAGCAGTAGCTATTGTTTCCAACTTAGATTCTGCTCCTGTTGTTCATTTTTATAAAGAAAACAAAAAGGGGATTAAACCCTATGAGGAATGCCGATATAGGAAGATATTTGGGAGATGGGATGGTAGAGGAGTTGGCGAAATGCTGATTGCCTTACAGAGATACCTTAATGAAACAGTTAATTTAAGAATAAATGCTGCCCGAATTGCCCAGTTGGGATTATTCAAAGTTAGAAAAGGTGCTGGAATTACACGACAATTACTAAAATCATTGATTTCAGGTGGGGCAATACCTGTTACCCGAATGGAAGATATAGCCGAATTAAGAACTCCCGAAATTAAACAATCTTCTTACTTAGATGAGGAGAAGACATATAACTGGGCTCAAAGAGTAACCAGTGCTTGGGATGTTTCCAGAGGAGAAGGATTACCTGCTTCTCAACCAGCAACTACGGCTGTTTTACAAGAGAGAGGAGCAAGGAGTGGATTTAATCTTTTACAGGAAAGTTTGGGAATGTTCTTATCTAGAGTATTTGAAAGACATATTATTCCACTTTTAATTGAAAACTTGAAAATTGAAGATGTTATTTCCATTGTCGGCTCACCAAAGGAAATCAAGGAACTGGATAATAACTACATAAGTAAATTAACTAAGGATTATTATATTAATTCTATTGCCAAGGGAAGACTTCCTACTGCTCAAGATGTGGAAATGTTCAAGGAATTACAGCAACAGATGTTGGACAAAATGGGTAAGAATAGGTATTTATCAGATTTAAAGAAAGTTTTAACTGGTTGGGAATATGAAGTTCAGGTATTTGTCACCAAGGAATCCTTTAACAAGGCGGTAATTGTCCAACAACTTAATGAATTGCTTATTAACTACTCCAGAATACCAGGAACAAATCTTGATACAGATGCTTTATTTAAAGAAATACTTGATTTGATGGGAATTGGTGGTTCAAGGTTTTTAGAGCCAAGAAAAGGTAATGTTCCCCAACTTCCAATGGGACAAGGACAGCCCCAAAAAACTACTCCAGTAAGACCATTGCAAGAAACAGAAATGGTTGGGGAAGCAAACACAAGAGAAAAAATAGGAAGATAATATGCCGATACCAACACCAAATAAAAATGAAGAAAGAGATAAATTTATTTCTCGTTGTATAAGTCGTTTAGTAAAGGTGGATTCGGATAGACCACAGAAACAACGAATCGCTATCTGCTATTCGGCTTGGAGAAAAAAGAAATGAAAAAACCAAATAAAATACAAATAAGAGAATTAGTCAAAAACGATAATTTTAAATGGTTCTTAGAAAGAATGGCTACTTATCTAAATGGGATTGATACGGTTAGAAATGTTGAAAATGGTGAAGAGTTAGTTGCCCGTCAGAAAGTAATTGAGATTATTGAAGATGCTTTTGCTGATGTCTTTGATGTGGGAGAATTGGCGGAACTTCAGAAGAAAGTAGCGGAAGACGAGGAAAACATAATTAAACGAATACAAAATATAACAGAAGAATATTAAAGGTCGACAAAAGAGTTCCTTAAATCATTAAAATATATGATTGAAGAAAACAAACTCTCCGATTCCAACGAGTCAGAACTGGAGCTTGGTTCTGAGTCAGGTGACGAGAATGTTTCTGACAATGAGACATCTACCGACACACCTGAAGGTTCGGAGTTAAAAAAGCTCAAAGAATTAACTGGTAAAGATTTTAAATCGGCTGATGACTTCAAAAAGCATTACGAGAATCTTAAAAGTTTTTCTGGAACTGAAGAAGCTCAGGAGATACGCAAGAAAGCTAAACTTTATGACGAAATTCAAAAAGAAGCCAATGGCGTATTAAATGAACTTGACAAAGACCAGAAGAAAGGGATTCCTGATAAAGTTGATGGAGACAAAAGTGAGATTGACAAGTTAAACGATAAGTTTGAGAAATCCGAATTTTTAAGAGAAAATCCCGATGCTAAAGAACACTTTTCTTTAGTAGAGGCAGTTGCCGATAAAGGGAAAATACCGTTCCAAAAAGCATGGGATGAAACGGTGAAGGATTTAGCTGCCGCAAAGTCAGAAAAAGACAAGGAACATTCAGATATAATTGACAGTAAATCAAAGACAGCTCCAATAGATACCCAAAAAGTCAACCAGTTAGCTGAACAAGTGAAGAAAACAGATTCATTTGAAGATAAGCAAAAATTAGTTGAAGGAATATTGGGGCAGTCTGAATAAGTATGGCTGAAGATTTATATTTACGTACATACGTAGATTCTACAAGAAAACCCGATGTGTTGAGTTTAGTTGAAATTCTGACAGCAAAGGAGAATTGGTTTCTTAGTAATTTAGGCAAGACTGCTGCGTTGGAAACAACTCATCAGACTCAAACTGATACTCTAAGAGCCGCTGCTTCTGCTGCCGTTGCTGAAGGTGGTGATTACACGATGTTACAGAGAACTACTCCTACATTAATGCCTAATGTAGTTCAGATAGTTGCTATTCCTTTTGCAGTTACTAAAACACAGCAACAGATTCAACATTATCACGGACAAAACGAATTGTCTCGCCAGACCACGAAAGCATTGATGGATTGGGGAAATGCCGCAGAATTTGACTTAGTTAGGTCAACCTACGTTTCTGGTAACTCTGGAACAGCTCCTAAGATGAACGGTATTATGAGAGGGATTTCAAAATCCACTACATATACCCTTCAGACTTCTGGTGTTGCTTTCACTGCTTCTATTTTACGAGGATTGATGAAAAACAACTGGGACAATTCTAATGGCGATGTTGCTACTGATATTTTTGTTGGTTCTTACTTATCAAATGCTATTGATGAATTTACCAATAAATCCTATACCGTTATTGACGGCTCAAACGAAAAATCTATCGTTCATGCGGTAGATGTGTTTGAGACAGGACTTGGTAAGGTAAGAAAGCACAACCACAGATATATTCAGAGCAGTGATGCCACAGGTAGAGTCCTTGGTGTGAGACCAGAGAAGTTAAAAATCGCCTACTTGCAGAAACCATTTATTGATACTGGTTTGGCAAGAAGTGGTGATTATGATAAGAGAGCAGTAGTTGGAAAAATGACCCTTGAAATAAGAAATCAAGATTCTAACCAATTTTCTGAAGGATATAACATAGGTTAATAACTAATGTTCGTTTTATCGGGTATTGACCTCTCGGAAAATACCCGATATACGAGAGGAAACGAATATGGAAAATATAGAAATAAGACAGCAATTTATTACAGATGCTGTTAAAAGGTTCATTAAAAAACATCCAGAGGAATATAAGATAGTTTGCGAATCGGTTAAGAAACAGAGACTGAACAAGGACAAATTTGGAAGAATGGATGGAGAAGAATTTTCAAGATGGACATTAAGAATACCCGAAGGACTATACAATATACTAGAGAACACCCTTGCAAATCCCAGATTTTTAGAATCCCAAATAGAAATAGATTGGTTTAAAAAAACTTTCCCAATTTT